TCAGTTAACTTGACTGTCGGAGAACTAATGTGCATTATTAATACATGAACGGAGCGGGACGGACCCGCTGGAAATGGAAGGAACTGAGATGGAAGCGATCAAGACGTTGCTTGGGGCAGGGGCGAGCAAGTTTTATGAGGAGGCTGGGTATAGCGTTCAGACTTGGGCGGCGGGTCAGAGGGGCTTGGTGTCTTATGGTGGCGATGAGATTTATGTCCTTCGTCGTGGTCTTCGGAACTGGGAGGTGCGTGACACTGACGGCGATTCGTTTGTTTTTGGTTCGCAATGGGAGTTGTTGGCTTGGTTTGGTGATCGGTTGTGAGGCGTAGGTCGCATCATGGTGAGGGTGATGATTTTGTCGCTCTCACCAATTGGAAGGTTTCTAATTTTATTACTAATGTTTTGCTGAATGGTTATCATGTTGGTTATTACAGGGATACTGGTCGCATTCATTATTGGAGGAATGGATCGAAGGATTATCACATAATTTCCATTGATAAAATAATTTCAAGCAAAACGGGAATTGAAAGCGGAATCATTAATCATGGATAATTCGCTTAAATGGCTACTTGGTGACATAATTGATTATGCGGTCAACCAAGAAGACATAATTGTTAAAACACCAACGATTATGCTGAGTGCAAGAACAACTGGTTCTTTTATTTCTTGGGTATTGATTTACAAGAAAAAGACACTCTCTATTATTGGAGAAATAGGCGACACAGACACAGTGTTTTATTCAATGAGAAATTTCATCTGCGACATGGATAGGGAATGTAATGAGTCAGACAATTCTTGAGCGCACGGGCGATTCGAAATGGTACATTAAGGGGACGGATGCTGGGGAGTCGTCGGAGATTGCTGCGGCGATGGTGAAGTGGTCGGCGGAGTTGGAAGACGATGTTGACGCAGACGATTAAAAGAAAGTTGCGTTGTTATGGGATGAGAGAGTGTTACACGCAGGGCGGTAGCAACATTCTTTATTGTGGTTACACAGCATTTCGCTTGATTAATGATTACACAATGGAAGTGTGGTGCCCGTTTGAGACCGAGAGTGGCACTATTATTCACTACGATTCACTAAGTGAAAGAAACGAAGCACTAATGGAAATGGGACTGGAAAGCATGGGAGTGCTCTAATGTATCACTTCAGAGAAATCGCCAAGAAACTTAATCTAGTCGATCAACTTCCTGGATATAATATCGCGGTCAAGTGCGATCGCATTCTGATTGATGGTGTTGATTATCGCCTTGATGTATATGGCTGGCCCGATAATCGCGTAGTGTTTTCAGACAAATTGACAGGACAAAATACGATTAAGCGGTTCGGACACAACGGCGCAGAGAAATGCCGCAAATTCTATTATGATTGCCTTGAGTCGATTGGTGTTGATTTGACAGCACTTGATATGTGAGGACATAGTTAACCCCCGGAAGTGGTTGGTTCCTTCCGGGGGTTAACTGTTTATTATGGGCGTTCTGCGGTGCGGGCTAGTCGCTCCCAGGCGGCCCAGGTTTCTGGTCCCCATATGCCGTCGACGGTGACGCCGAGGACGGCCTGCAGGGATTCGATGACGCGATCGTGGGCGGCTTCGCTGGCGTCGCCCCAGATTCCGTCGGGCTCTGTGCCGATGACGCTCTGGGTGTAGGCGATGCCCCAGGGGAACTCTCGTCCGCCCCAGTTGCTGGCCTTGATTACTGCGCACATTCGCTTCTCAGTGTCTACACCAAGGATGTTGTCCTGTACGGCTCCGAGAATTCGCTGAATGTCTCGAATGTCGCCACCGCTGGAAATTGCGGAGTTGTCGTCGATTACGCGAATGCCGTAGCGGGCCTCATCCATATGGCGCTCGCGGCGTGCAACGACTCCACCATTATCCTGGGGACCGCCAATGCCCCATGTGGTGTTTCCGTCGATTGAATAGAAAACACCGCTTGAATTGGGTGGCTGCTCCACAACGCCAATGTGCTGCGCAATTCCTTCACCGTCGAAATCGAAGGTGATGAGATCGCCGGGGCGCACGTCCCATTTGTTAATGAGGACGCCGCGCTGACGGGCCTGATTCTCGCGGCCGGGGACGTAGGCGCTTAGCCAGTTAATGCCTACCTTAGCGAGGATGTAACTCACGAACATGTCGCAGTAGGGTACGCCGGACACGCCGAAACTGGGCGACCCTGTTGCCTGAGCGTACCAGCGCCCGTACTTGGTTCCGCTCTCTTTGTCGGCCCATCGGGAGTATCCGATTTCCTCCTGAGCGGCGGAGATAATGCTTGCGCGAGTGGTCATCAGGACGCCTTTCCTCGCGGCGTGTTAGACGCTGCGACGCCGAAGAATGCGGCGAAAAGGAAGTTAAGGGCGCTAATCTTGTCGCCGTCAAGAATGCCCCAGACACCAAGGCAGACAAGAACACCAACGCACACGGTGTAAATCCACATACGGTATGCGTCGGGAATGAAGGGGGGCTTGGGGGACTCGTGCTCACCCATTGTTTTTCTCCTTGAGATAGGAAATGATTTCTTTGAGTTGACGGTTTTGCGCGTCTACGCTTGAGCCGCCGTGATTTGGCTTGACGTGATATTGAACGTCTTTGAGTTTGTCTTCAATATCTTCAAGCCGGTCCAGTACGCTGGGCATCCCATCTTTCCCGTCCCACGCATTTAACATAGTGGATAAGTGATCCATAAAGATTGTGGCACGATAGATGAAACGCCCTGCAATTGTGATTAGTGAAATGACGCCGAGAATTAGGGCAACGTCAATCGTGGTGGGGTTAATGTGTATCATCGGACAAAGATTTCAGCGAACATGTTTCTGGTCTCGGGAGAGTCGGAGAAAAGGCGCCCCTTTCGGTATGTGCTGCGCATAATGCTGAGCACCTTGTCTCCGTACATGAGTAGCCTCTCCCCCTCCCGCAGGTCTGACACCTTATAGGCCCATCTTACCCTATCCCCGCGGGGCTGGCGGCGCTGGGCGAACCATGTGCCGCCGTCGATCCAGATGGAGACCTCGCCGTCGGGGCAGCGGAGGGAGAATGCGTATTTGGCTTTTCCGGTCTTTTTCATGACGAAGTCGTCATAGTTGTCTGCGAATTTGTTGGAGATGGAATAGTCGGCATAGTCCTCGGCATAGTTCGTGATGAACGACCCGAAGCGAGTGTGCGCCACTTCGGACTGGAATTGCTCGCTGTTGACAAAATCGGTGACGATAAATCCGTCTGCGTGTCGGCTAATTCCTTCTTTGGGCTCAATGTGAAAACGAATGAAATAGGGGTTCATAATGCTGACAGCGTTGGAAAGCATGAGACAGCGCACCCTGTCTTGATAGCGGTCTACTGTGGAATAAAAGTCCATAAAGACTTTAGCTTCATCGGGAAGATAGCGCAGCGACCCCTTATCAATGATGAATTCATCAAAGATAATGGTATAAACATTCGGGTACGCAATTGACTTGTTTGCCTGAGCCGTAGACAGAGGAATGAAGTAGCCAATAGTCTCCCATTTCTTACCCACCTTGCGCTGGGCATACTGACCCTCTACACGGAATTCCTCATTGGGAAATTCGTGTTGAATGTCGGCAAAGAAACTATTGCGCCCCTTGAGTTCCGTCTTGTAACGGCGAAGATAAATGAATTGCTGACCCTTGTTGATTGCATTCTTGATAACGATTTTCTTGGCACCGTAGGTCTTACCAAGACCACGGGCGCCCATAATCATATTAAACACGCCCGCATATGAGAGCACATTAGAGAAACTATAATAGGAGAATTTCTTTTTCATTCGTGACGCCTTACCGTCCACCAGCGAGTGCCGGCGAGAACATCAATAGACTTAGTTACTGGACCATAATGGGGATTTCCGCCGTGCCCCACAAGGGTGTTCGAGTCTACCACCATTTCAACATGATCCGTCTCAGGGTAGTAACTACCTGTGGATTTCCACGCCATAACGATCATGTCCCCAGGTCGCAACTGGGCGCGCTCAGCGGCCGTCATAGCCCCACCACGGCGAGGGAATGGTTCGGCCCCACGAAAATATTGATCGCCCGTCCAAGTTCCAACAAACGTATTAGAAGTTGCTTTATAGGCTGCATACATTAAACCACTGCAATCCGTGATACCAGAATTGTCAGGGTCTTGCCTGCCAGGACATTGACAATAAGCAAATTTACCCAATCGGGCCATTACCCATGCGAGTGCCGCTGCGCCCTTGCCGGAGCCGCCGGGCGCGGGAGTTCCGCCGCCCCCACCTCCCCCGCCAGCATTAGCGGCAGGGTTCTGACCGACAATTGTTTGCTGAATGTCTTTGAGGTTTACTTCCCACAGATTATGGCCTCGGGAATACATTTGATAGTTGCCGAACTTTGAACGAAGCGTAAGAATGCCACTGTCGTCGGCACTAATAATTAGTTTCCCGCCAGACACGTTGACTGTCTGAGTGTTGTCGCCAACACTCCCACCATTACCGGGTGTATTTCCTGAAATACCCCCCTCGCCAACTCCGCTAGTGTCTTTTCCGGCAATAATATTTTTAGCCTGGGTGTAACGGTTAGAATAGCGGCCGAGTACTCCGTTAGACATAATGTCGGAATACATTTCCTCAAGACCACCACCAGAATAGTTACTGGCCGCTTGAAGGGCGTAGCGAGGACCCTGATGGTATGCGACACACCAGAGAATAAATGCATCAGTATCGGTCTCGGGATTGATCCCATATTGCTTAGCAACAGTGAAATAGTTCTCAAGGTCCTTAACAATCTGGTCACCCTGAATATCCTTGCCAGCATTAAGCAACGGCTTAAGACTATCCCCCACAGCGCGCGAGAGATAGTAGGTGTTCCACGACGAATCGGACTCAGGCACAGACTCGAGCCGAGATCTAAACCCCGCGTCCACTCGCCCATACTCGGCCGCGTGGGCGCCACGCATGCGGTTAAGAATTGCCGCAGCGCGAGTGCCATACCATTGCGCAATTCCGACGGTAATTGGGTCATTGTAGTTGATTGCAGAGTAATCCATAGACGACTCAACCTGACCAATAGCCTTAATCGCAACCTTCTTGGCTGTTGCGTCCCATGCCATAGTTCCTCCAACAGAAATAGCCTGCCCCAATTCTATCGGGGCAGGCCATTCCTGTCTACTCACCAAATCTTGTAGGTCATGTTCACCTGGTAAGTCTGGTTAGCGGAGAGAATATCTCCCGCATAAATTCCACCAGTCTTAGCAACATATAGATATTTATATGTCCTGTCATTTCCAATAATGGGAGACATAACGCCATCGTACGGGCGCGCCCACCCAGGAATACTCATTAGTCGACCATCGTATCCAACATTATTTGTGCCAACCTTGAATGTTCCCTGAATGTAAACCCAATCCCTATCGCGCTCGCACGTGAGGTAGTTGTAGTCCTTTGCCACAGTGCCGTCAGACAGCGTGTGCAGAGCCATCGCCGGAGGGTTGAACCACGACGACCCACCCTTGAGCCACACCCGAAAAAGCTCCTTGACATGCGTGTACCCCGAGGCAGTCATGTGCACATTATCGGGCCCCTGGTCCCAGGATTTAGCTTGCTCATCGCCCCAGTGCACCCATCCGCGAGAACCCTCGCAAACAACGGCACCATAAGGCTTGCCAGCGTTAACAACCTCGAATGTTCGAGACACACAAGACCGAGCCATCTGAACATATTCATTCAGCGAGGACTCATTAAAGATAACCGGGAGCACTCGAATATCCGCGTTAGGGAAGTACTGGCGTGCAAGCCTGAAAAAGGTTGACGCTTTGTCACTCACAGAATTCTGTGCCCGAATATCATTAAGCAAGTCGATCACGAACAAGTATTTAGTTCTGCGGCGCTTGTCCTCAGACATCCCCTGCTTAGCATTATCCAACTGGGTTAGGAAATTATTGTCGGACGTTGAAGTAAACCCGCCACCACCAATTGCGTATACATTGGGGTTAAGTCCCAACTCACGACACAGAGTCTCGGTCCAGCGGCTTGCTTCAATCGTGGCATTCGACGAACCAATAACCACTCCCTCCGTGAGTTTCGGGTCCTCAAGAAAGATATCGTTAGCCTCGGTCTTCGTGTAATAGGCAGGGAACCTGTTGTCGAAGTCCCTGCGCTGTTGGTCCAGTTTCCCCTGAATCTCTGTCTGGAACTGGGAATTCTGGGCCTTAAGCGCATCACCCCACGCCTTAGTCGTCAGTGTAACCCGCTTACCGGCAGGCGACTTAAGCGGGGCTTCAATGTAGTCACCGTCAACCTCACGGAATTCAGCGTCAATAAGCCGGTGCTTGAAGTCCTCGATGGTTGCCTCAAGGGCGGTCTTCTTAGCGTCAAGTTCCTTGTTCCAGCCTGAGTGAGTCTTCTCAACCTCAGTAATGAAATTGTTGACCGTCTCATTCAGTTTGGCGATAATCTTATCCTGTTCCTCGCCAAAGGAATTCGTGAACGTAATGACGTCAATGACGCTAGAGCGAATTCGCTCAAGCACGTCAATATACGTCAGACCGTCCCGATAAGTGAATGGGGTAATGTTATTCACCGACCGCGACTGGACGCGCCACAGCGCCTGGTCAATTGACCCAATAATATCGTCACCAGTAGCCATAATATCCTCCAAATCCTAGGCCGTAGGTAAAACCGTTAACTAGTCCACCGGGAGTGTGGGGCATATCCGTGTCCCACAGCCCCATAAAAAGTTCGCTCAGTTCTGCAATAACTAGGTCATCCACATTAAGTAGTGTCCCGCGATAATCGGCGATAGCACGAGCCTTGGAGCCCGAATAGCCCCAGGACTCTGACCGCTGATTGTTGTTGTAGTTGCTGGTCGAAGACGACGTGCTATCCGACTCATTACGAGACGTGGTGTCACCTGACGTGCTCGCGTCGCTGATACTCGTAGCATAGTCCCCATCGCCCGCAAGGCGTGTCTGAGGAGTGTCCGAGCCTACCGTGCGCCCCTTAGACTTGTTGGTGCCACTGCCACTACCGGTCTGGTGGTTGATCCCCGAGTTCTGGGACGTTCCGTCCTGACCGGTCCTGCTGTAGTGGCGGTTCCCTTCAAGCGGGTCTGTGTTTTGCAGTTCAGCCAGATACATTCGATTATACCTAGGCATAATCAGTTCCATCTTAAGGCTTAGCCGCCAGATAAAGATGTCGATTGTCTCGTGCGCAATCTCCTGAAGCCAATAGGTCTTCTTAATCCGATCATTCAGTGTTTTCCTGTATGCTTCGTCGAAGATCGGATAATCATCAAGGCCAATATGGTCATCAGTAATCCGCACAACGTCACGAAGCATTATCGTTGTTACCGCCATCGTCACCCCCATAGGTTGTCAAATTAGAACTAGCAAGATAATCATTAAGGTTCGGTGCAGCATTGTCGTCTACAGCCCAATAGCATGACACGTTAAGCCCAAACATCTCATTAATCTGCTCACAAGCCAACTCACGCGGCTTCATAAATGACTCACGAGACGCAAGCACCTGACCGGAATTGGCGGCCGCTTCCTCAACCACCATGCGCTCACGCTTTTCAGAATTAACATTCATAATACCGAGCATTGTAAGTGCCTCACCCCAAATCTTGGACTTAGACTCCATATGCTTGATCGAGGAAACAGCACCCGCACCAGCATTCTGGTTAAGGGGAAACACGCCAATAGTATTGGCGAGATTGTCCATGCTCATATTCTCAGTGCCCCACACAACGGGCTCACCATCGTAAATCTTAGAGATGAGATTTTGGATGGTAAGGCGCTGGTCCTGCGAACACGCGACAATCATCGGGTTACGCTCATTCAACAGATCAATTTCGATTGTTCTGTCAATCTGAGCGAGTCGTGCAGCATACGAAAGCACCACATCAATCTCAGGTTCCCTGACCTGATTTCCCCAGATGCACACAGACTCCGAAGCGCTCACCTCACGAGAATAGACGCCATTTCGAGTAACGCGGTAACCCGTAGGGTTATCCTGAATGTCTAGCGGCCCTGAAATTGTTGCGGGCATTGACATAAACAATTCGAAGAAACTATCCCAGTAGAATACTGAGTATCCATTATTGAAGATAGTTGCTTCAATGAACCGTGGGTCAATCCCGTTAGGTAATCCTTCCCAAGTAAATCGTGAGAGACACTTGCCCATCAACTGTCGCCGGTACATGTGCTCGAGTTGCATTTGTCGTGCCTCGGATGAGGATGGGGGAGATGCCATGATTTTCTTGTATATGCCGTTAAGCACGTAATCTTTTTTACTCACTAAGGGTCACCCTAACCGTCTTGTCAATCCGATTGTTGCGAACATTTGTGTTACCGATGCGCTGAGGAGAACGCCACACAGTCACACCCTTTTCAAAGATTCCCCGCACACTGGCCTTGAAACCTTCGGGAATAGTCGTGTCAACCAAGTAGCACTCAGCCATCTTCCAATATGTAAACTCCGTCATAAGGCTAAGAGTCTTCGGGAACTTAATCCAAGTATTCATCAAATACCCATACCTAAGCCAGAAATCGCCAATACTACGCATAGCGGCCGGCGAGACACTTCTAATTCTAGCATCAATCACCAGACCATTCGAGACCATGGCAGACACATATCCTGACGTCTGTCCGACAACAGACGGCGGAATAACCTGCATGTCCTGGCGCTGGCCGTTAATCGACGCGATGGCCGCCTCATAATCCCCATTAGCCGCAAACTGCGCCAGTTCATAGTTAGTATCCCGCACAGTCCTTTGCTGCTGCTGAGAAATCTGCGAAGCACCACTAGCCAACTGATTCTGAATATTCGCCGTCGACTGTGCCTGAGAATTATTAATCATCGCAGACACGCCAGCCGTAGCTGCCTGACCAATACCAGCACCGGCCGCCGAACCATTCAGCCCCATAACACCGCCAAGTGCCGTCATAGCGCCCTGAGTTGCCTGAACAGTCGCCCTCATATTGTTATAGCGCGACTGGGAATCCGCCATCGCAGAATTACCCCACATACTGTTCTCGGCACCCGCCTGAGTCGCAGCAATACCCGCATTAGCAACATCCCGCGCAGCCGTCGCGGCGCGCTGAGCGCGCTGTTGCTGCCACTTCGCGTTATTCACCTGAGCCGCCGTAGTGTGTGCCGAGGAAGCCAGGGCGTTAAGCGAGGAATTATTAACAGCTGAAAATGTAGGCAATGACGTGTAGCCAGTACACATGTCCCACCCTTCACCATATTCGTTTGTCACCTTACCTGCGCGGCGCTCAACAATCACAGATTCTGTAATCGTGTTATAGTCACGAATGGTGAAAAACAGAGACGGATTGGGTGGCGCAACATGAGCGTACTGGTCAATATTAATACCCGCAGTGCGAATAGACTCAGGCCTAAACTCAACGGGATTGCCAGAATATGTTGTTAACTCAACAATGCAATATGGTGACGTCACGAATTTCTTGAGTTCTCGATACTCTTTGGGAAGTAGTGAGAGAAATTCATTTCTAAAACTTGCGTCGGTAAGCGAATAATTTCGGTTAATATATACACTGTGGTTAGTCAGCCACGTCCAGTTGCCTGTACCACTGTCTTTCCCAACAGTAACTTTAGTTCCACCAAAGTCAACAATGTCTTTAGGAACAATTGTTATTGACCCAATCCCTTGTGCGATCCAAGGATAATTCTTTAGCCCCAACATTCCTTTACGGAAATCATTATATGTGCATACATATATCTCAACACCATTGGGCAACCCCTCAGCGTTGCTGGGGTCAGCCATCGAAACTCGAGGATTATTTGTGTCACCATATCCATTTTCGACGTCAAGGTTAATAGTTGACGTAACAATGACACTATAGTCATTGTTTGTGACATCCGCAAGCATTCGACGGTAAGTTCTAATAATCTGGTGCTCGGAGCCCATATCCAGGCCCTCAGGCTGGGTCAACCAGTTCTTTCCGTAGTTGTCGAAAGAATCGGTTGCCGCAATCCCCATGTGTCCACGCTCAAGATAACTGCGACCAAAGTTAATGCGCTGGTAATAGGTTGTCCAAACATCGAGTTGTAGCGTCAACTGCGTAGTGTTCGGTGCAATGTAGTCAATACTGGTGATAAAATAGAAAAACACGCTAGGCGTATAGCCTTCAAAACCAATGTTGTTAACCGGGCGTCCGGGGTTTTCGACCATCACATAATTGTACTGATTCGCCTTAGTGAAAGGCGTAGGAATACGAATCGGCTTACCCTGCGCAAGGTAAGTCATCTGATTAATCTCAACTTTATGCAAGTTGTTAAACGACTTAACATAAGCATATGGCGTGTGCCCATACGCTTTCCAGTCAACAATGTCCCGGTATGTGTTATCAAAAGGAACATTAACCATCGTGATAACACTGCCCGCAGACCATACAGAATAATCAAACGACAAACCCGCTCGAGTCTCAGGCGGCATAGCGTAAATCTCTGACATATCGTCCTCCTTCATGTCCAAGCATAGCAGAACCGGGCGCCCTAGTGGACGCCCGGTTCTATTTATTCGAGACTACTTCTTAACCTGAATACTAATCTCCTTGTTGAGCGGCTTGTTGCCATCCGCGCCCTTAGTGTCAACATTTACACCAAGCGTAAGGAACGCCTCAGGCTCATCCGGTCCGATGGTAAGAACACCATCGTTGGAAATCTTGGTGGCCTTAGACTTAGCATTCTTGAGATACCAGTCAGTAGCGTAACCCTTATTCGCGGGCGCCGTCTTCCACTGAATACTGGCCTGACGCACCGCTGCGGGCGGCATGATCGTCGACTGAGAACCATCAGGCTTAGTGACAATCAGGGCATTAATCTCCGCATTAGTCTCAGCCTTAGGCGTCACAACAACCGTGTTCGGCTTAGTGCCGAACGCAATAGCCGGGGTAAACGGCGAAGCACTCATGACCGACCAGTGATGCAGCCAGAAATTATCATACAGACCCTCAGGGTTAGAGATACTCCGGTTCTCAAGCAGAATGTCCTTAATTACGAAGAACTGCTTGCTGGTCAGAATAGCCGACGTATCAGCCATCCCCAGCGCCTCACCCGGAACAGTAATGATGTGAGACGGCGCCTCGGCATCACTGCGGTTAAACGCGGCGGACAGAGACGTCACGTCAACGTTCGCCTTAAACTCAGGCGTCGCAATAAGCACTAGGTCCTCAGGGCGCGCGAACGAGTGCACAGCGGCACTGTTAAATGCAGGAGTCGGGTACTGCATCTTATTCGCAGCAACCCTGAGTGCCTTAAGCGCAGCGTCAACCTTAGCCTTATCCGGCTCAAACGAATTCATATCGGAAATCTGCATCCGATAGAATCCGAACTTATCATCAAAGGTCTTAAACAACTTAGTCATACTAAGGAACTCAGACCACTGGTCAGACGAAGCGGCCACGGCCATAATCTGAGAAATCATCTCAGAAAGACCGTTATCCGAAAGGAAAGCCCGACGAAGCACGTCACGGTTAACCGTAATCTTGAACTTCTCCTTGCGGTTAATCGTGTGGAACGCACTCTTGGACGGTGGCGGGGCCTGTCCAAACACGTCACGCTCAAGGTAGTCGCGCTGCTCCTCATAAATGGTGGGCTTGATAAAGTCAAGGTGAACTTCCTCGATAGTGTCACCAAAGCTCATCATGCCCTGCTTGAAGACTGCAAGGGGGTTCTTCCACGAAATGTCACGCACAATGGTAGAACCGATACGGTTAACCAGCGATGACATGAATTCGTTGCGAGTAATGTTATCAGACATGATTCCCGCAATAGTTTCCTGAATGTTCGCCTTAGTGGCCTCAGGAACCATGTTCTGATAATCATATCGCGCATCGCTACGAATAGCGTTAAGAATATCAATGTTTGAAGTGTCGTCACGCAACTGTGGCATAATCAATTCCCCTTAAATAGTTCGCTAATCGACTTAGGTTTCCAATTGGAATCGGGAACCTTGTCATTCCCGGAATCGCTACTAGAAAACAATCCCGAAAGTCCTGCGAGAGTCTTTCCAGTACTCGCCGCGGCTTTCCTGTCAATCCCCATACCGTCAACTATAGCATTCCCGGCGTCCTTAGCGGCCGCTCCCCCGAGATCAAGGGCGGCACCACCAACGTCGCCAACACCCTTGAGGACCGCCTTGGCGTCATCCTTCGTGCTCTCGGCCGCCTGTTTCACGTCATCCAAGGTCATTTCCTTAGACGCCGGAACATCGTCCCCAGCGAACGGATTACCTGTCTCCCTGTCCGTGGGTGTTAATTGCTCACCAAGACGGTTCTCAAGTTCCGCCTGCAATGCAGAAACCTTTTCCCCGAACACGTCCGTGAGATGCTTCCACGCCGCCTTAGTGTCCTTGAAGTGGTCAACGTCTGCCGGGTCCTTCGGGGCTCCCTCGAGCATGTTCCCATCGTCGGGGGAAACCGCTTTCTTGTCCCCATCGCTGTCGCCGGGGTCAAAGACATCATTGCCGGTCATGCCGGATTCCTCGCGCTGCTGCGGCGTGAGGTCCTGGGCCGCCTTGTTCCGTGTCTGGGCGTCATCCATGGACTGTTGCGGATCGCCCTCAGTACGCCGCTCAGTAAGCGAACGTCCGCCGTGCTCAGCCTTATCCTGCTTAATGGATTCAGCGTTCTTGGCGTCAACCTTGGCCTTATTGGCCTTTCGCTGCTCCTCGTTCATGGGGGAGCCGTCGGGGTTCAGTCCCTTAAGCGCATTCTTCTCAGCATCAGATAGTGCCATAATTCCTCCTAAAACGGTAGGCTAGGAACCTACGTTCCTAGCCTACCATAAATACCCAATCATCCGAAAGCAATCCCGAAGGCTGCTACCCAACTAAGCCGGGCCCAGTTCATTAGGTTGCTTCCCGGCAATTAGTCGGAAATTACTTGCCGGACTTGGGAGCATTCTTCGCCAGATACTCGATAACGGCCTCAGTGACAATATCCGACTCATCCTTGCGCAGAAGCCAGTGAGCCTCAGTCAGGTCCGCCTGGACAGACTTCGGGAGACGGAACTTAACGGTGCTGTGAGTAGAAACAGGACGTGCCATGATTACCAACCTTAATCAATCTTCAATGTGAATGTTGTGTCTCGGAGAACTGTTCCCCCCGGGACCCTTACAGGAATCAGTTTACCATTCCAAGTGCCGCCATGCAACATGTCATCTAAAGTCAACGTTGCTGCGACGTTGCGGGGCATCCCCGCAATATGCACATCAAGTTTACCATCAATTTCCTCCGCATACTGCTTCGCTCGAATATACACAGATTTTGTGAAAGAACTCTCATGCTTCCAGGCCCCCAATTCTACAGGATCGACCCACAACGAATCCGGGGGAGTGGTGGGACCAATTAGGTGTAGAGAGTCGGTATCGGCATATGCGAATGTTTCATAATTATCTTGTGCGGCACTAATCGTTTTCTTCCTTGCATATGCTGTAATGAATACACCCATTGGCGTATAAACAGGGTCCCTCATTTCAGGTTCATTCATTACCAACGATACGCGATTGTCTTTCAGGGTGGGGTGTTTTCCAGTAATGTCAGGATTAGTTGCAAACTTTCCATATAAACTGTTTAAGTGTAGTTTGGCAATTTGTCTTAGCCCACCAGTACTATTCTTTTTAATTTCCATGAAATGGTCTACATAATTATCGAAAAAACCGTGTGATCCTCTAAACTCAAATGTTCCATTCCAAGAATAGATTTTAAAGTCATAATGTTTTTTCCACAACTCTATATCAATGTTTGTTGCCACAACCGTTGTAGGTTCTTTTACTTCTTCAAGATATTGTGTGGGGTTAAATGAAAGATTCTTTTTAATCTGTATGCAGGGAATGTGATTCGGCTTTAACTTCGCAGTAAACGTGATTGACGCAATGTATAAGGGGCGATTAGTTCTAGGTGCTCCGTCGGAATAAATTGGGTCGCCGTAAGGGAGCAATGCTGTTCGCATTACTGAGGGATAAAGCGAATTAACGTCATACACGCTGCCCTTACCATTTAGTTTCTTAGAATATCGTGGGTCCGCATATGTGAATCCCCCGCGATATGCCTTGCGTATTTCAGTGTCGATCTCAGGTGAAAGTATTGGGAATCTGCGAACAAACAGTTTTCCCGTCATTTTCTTGTATGTTGCAAGCGAATCGCTACCCGCCGTTAGTTTGGTCATCTTTTCTTCAAACTGAACTTCGAGCGCTTGCGCTACAATTGCTACATCGTTTCGCTGATATCGCTTTTCTTGCTCTGTTGGAATATACCCTATTGGCCTGTGCTTTTCATAATCAATCTCAAGTTTCTGGTCATGCAAATTAAATGCTTTAGCGATTGCACTGACCGACATTGGCAATTTCTTGAATGAATCTCTGAATTCAACCCTATAGCCCGTCTCAAAAACAACTGTGATCGAATAATACTTGCCCATCCGAGAAATCAAGGAAGTAAATTCTTTAACCCCCGGATTTTCCTTAACCCATTTATAACCGTGCTTCAATAGCCAGTCTAAAATAAATGTGCCGTCGAATGCTAGGTTGTGGAAATAAATGTGTGCTGCGCGTTCAGAAATATGTGACATAAACCCGTCAAGTGTAATTCCATCAACATAATTCTGAAGTTTTCCAACCTGAATAATCCCCCAAGACCACACACGGCAATCATCCTCAACCGTAGTCGTCTCAAAATCAGCGCAAAACGAAGGAATTTTCTTATGGCTACGCCTAGCGCCGGCCCTTGCGGGACTTGCGCTTGTTGATTGGCGAACCACTAAAATCATCCTCCGGTTTGATCTTAACTTGCTTTATCTCTTTAAGTAGAGATTTGATGCTAGAATCGGCTTCTTCTACATCATCGTACCAAAGATCGTAGCCCGCCCGTCTTCTATCGAAATATCCTTCTTTCGCTGCCTCATACATGAGAGACAATTGATTAGCAAAGTCGCCGTTAACTGTCCACATCAGCCACAGCACATCATCGGGAATGTCGGTGAGAACATCGAATAATTCCGGATCGCCAATAACATCAAGCATCGCCGCAATCTGTTGCTTAGCCGCAGTCAACTTCTCTTGCTTTGCCGCCTTGCTAAGGCTATCCAAAACAACGTTCGTTTTCTCACGCATTGCTTCGGCAGACTCAAAATTCACGGTACGCTTATTAGGATTCATTCTCTCAAGCGCATAATGTGAACCGCCAGGCAAATAAGATCTAGATGGTCTAAAATCTCTAATCCAATCGCCCACGGTAACATCGCCTAGGTAGGGCAATTTAGTTCCCGCTACACTGCGTTCATAAGCGTCAATATCCTCATTATAGCGACGCACAGCATCACGATAACGACGAACGTCTTTAGCAGAAATGGGATTACCTTTGCGGTCAGAATAATACCACACACTATCAGAATTATTAAACTCACTAAGACGCTCAAGTTCCCTCGCAGCATTCTTCAACGTCACCTTCCCAACAGCCGACTTACCCAAAGGATCATACTTCGTCCCACGAATATCCGCCCCATCATCACTAGTCGCCATCCTATACATCTTACGCACAGCCCGATCACGCTCAACCTGCAACAAATCACGCGCCCTATCCAGGTCAGAACGCCGCTGTTCCCTCGCGCTCGCCTTAGCCGACTTGACCTTAACCTTACCCTGTTCCTCAGACAAAGTATCCGGCAAAGGACTAAAATCAAGCCCACCAACAAAATCCCGAATATCAGCCGCAGTATTCCGAACATGCTTCACACCACGCTTAAACGACCGATAATGCTTACCCCAGTGCGACTTAACCAAACCAATCACCCCCTGCCCCCTAAGGGGACAGGGGGCAACTAGTATCCTACAACGTCCGTCAGGCCAGCGTCACCGTCGTGTACTCACGACCCCGACCAGACTTAGCAGACCCAATCTCAACAGCCACCGGCTCCGGCCACGACTTAACGTCACCCAGAATATCCACAAGCCGCTGAATCTGCGCCACAACCGTCTGAGACGAAGTACCGTAGGCATTTCCGTCCTTGTCAATCACCGTGATAGCCCGACGAGTCTCAACCTCACCAGTGTCCGTGTCAACCACGTCATCCTCGGTGATGACAATATCCTTAATCTCGATCTTCTTGCCGCGCAGTTCCTTGAAAGAAACAGCAGAATTCTGAGCAGTGAAGAAAGCCTTCTTGCCGGCAAAGTCGTCAGAGAGAGAGGAGTAAACAACAGCCATGATCTTTTCCTTTCGTATGGCTACTTTCAATTCAATTCAGTTCTGGTATTACCCGCCCAGCCGGGAATCTAAAATAGTGTTGGTGAATCAATGTCATCAGGAACCAAGATAAAGTCATTGTCGGTCAAAGCCATGCACACAATGTCTGGTGTGGAAACTTCGTCTTGATAATAAAGTATGTGCTCTGCGACGCTAAGTGTGTGACTGTATGTACATGAGGGACTCCTTGTAATCGCCACATTGTATTTAGTTCCCTGAATCTTAAAGATTCGCGTATATTTGTTTGAAGACGAATACCGAGAAACTAAAAACTTCTTTGATTCAAGACTATTGGAGTATGCCCTCACATAAAAATCATGGTCAATGTGAAAATCCCAGCCATCCATAACAGCCAACTCCCAACCCTAGGCACCGCCTTCGCAGCAATCATACCCCCAGCGACACCGAGAGCAACGCCGCCCGCAGTAAGCCGATCACCATGACGACGCACGTCACCACAAGAACAAGCTTTATCATTGCCAACAGAATTGTATCGTTCATATTCCTCGTAGCCCATTTCCTTGTCGATCCAAATAAGTTCGCCATTAATGTTTTCCCACATTATCCTCATCCTCCGCTAGCATATCAAACACCTGAGTAAGTGTAGTGCCCTGTGAGAAATAATAAGCCTTCGTATCTGTTTCGATCCAATGTCCCCCATATTGTTCATCTGGGAGAATTGTAATCTCTCGCATCTCAGTTCCTTCCATTCCAGGGGGCTAACCCGCCCCGTTCATGCATTAATAATGCACCCTAGTTCTCCGCACGTCAACCCAACAAC